AGCCACCCCCTAAATGTTTCTGTATGATGACAATGATCTAATACCCACGATCCATTTTTTGTGTTGCCTTTTCCCTTAACGGCACTCTCATCGCCGTTACATATGGGGCATGTATATCCCTCTTCTGGCATACCATGCTCTTCTCTCAGTTTAATTCTTATTTTCTGTAATTCATTATTACATGCTTTGCACTCAGGTCTTAGATAGTTTCCCCCTGAGTGTAGGGAGAAGGAAGAAAGAGGAAGGTACATATCACACTTACTACATACCTTACCTTCTCCTGCCCCTAAATCTTCATGCTCTATAGGAAATAGATCAAGCTGCATTAGTATCTTCCAAAATTCCACCTAGCGTCATTCCAGAAGTTTGAGTACACCATACTCAAATCGTGATCATCCACAGATGCTTTAAAGTTAGGATAGTTTATGTCCCAAAGTAGTCTGCTCATTTCACCAGCCAAATTATTTTTATGAACGCGAACACGGTATGCATAGTCATTCCTTGGTGTATGCTCTACATCATTAGCATACTTAGGAAAAACCTCTGGTATATGTTTTTTGGATCTAGTTCGTAAGAGAACTGTTCCAGTGTCTCCACTAGGATCTACGTAATTAACGATAGAGAACAAGCCTTTATTGTGACAAATCCACATTATTTGTATTCCTTTCTATTTTGTTTAAGTTAATAAAGTATTGTTTGTTGTAGCCTCTTTCCCATTCTTTGTATTCTATAGAGTTCCGTCTGTAGGGATTATATCCATCTACCCTAAAGCCCTCTCTCCCTGAGAAGAAAGCCTTCTCATTAAGATACTTACGTTTAGCACTTTTTCTCTTATATGTAAAGGGTTTTTTTCTAAACACTACACACCCCTCCGGTGCCACTAATCTCACAGATGTCATGTGTTTCAACATGCTCCTCAAATTCTTCTCCTAACTTATCTACTGCCTCAGAATAAGGAACAGAAGTAAGGGGTTGCCCCCCTCTACTCCCATCAGGGTACACGGTAAACCCTCTCAATCTGTTGGCATAACTGGCAAGTGTCTCCGCAAAGTCATCCACCACGTCAGGGTTATTTAATCTAGTACCCCACGCAGGTAAATTTATTGTAGAGCTTATAGACATATCTACGTAGTCTTGCACGTCTGCCTGAAACTGTATACGCCTCTTGTAGTCTTCTGCCAAATCCAGAGCAGACTCAATACTGTCAGGGTCAACCCCATAAAGGTCTATAAGTTCTTTTGCCGCCATATCAACCACGTACTGATAGTTCCAACGGGTGCCTCCCCGTAAGAACCTTCTCTTATACGCAACTGCAAAGATAGGTTCTATACCAGAAGAAGTACCAGCAACAATACTAATAGAGCCTGTTGGAGCAATAGCACGGTTCGCCACTGGCCTAGATATGGATAACTCATCTGCAAATTTTTTAGAAACGTCGTCGCTAACTCTTTTGTACACAGAAAGCCAGCGATGCAAGTCTGTAGTAACTTCATATTTTTCTCCTCTTTTAATTAACCATTCATGTAATCCCATTATCCCCAAGCCCAGACGCCTATTCTTTTCTCTAACGTCGTAGACTTTTTGATATGGTAGTTCTGCCCTTAAAGTTCCGCATATTAAAAACTTTGTGGCTAGGTCTACGATGCGTACTAGTTCACGTATAGATTCAATTCTGCCAAAGTTAATAGACCCAAGATTGCAAACGTCACTATCATCACCACTACAGACCTCAGTGCAAGCATTGCGAAGTGTTTCATCTTCGTTCTCCATAAAGTTAAAACTAAACCCAGGTTCCCCTGTACGCATGGCTTGGGCTACGTTCTCTTTAAATGTTTCACCAACACCCTCACCATTCCAATAGTTTAGTAACCACTCAGTATCATAGTTTACAGATATGTTGGTCATATCTAATGGTGCAGGGAAATTAAAGTCCTGCTCTTTTATTTGTTTTAAAGTAAACCCAGTATCTCCAACGGGCATAGTGTCCCAATCTTTAGCATGTAAAAATGAGGACATATCTTTGTGCTTCCAATTCAAGGATGCATATATAGCCGACCTACGACTACCCCCTTGCATCACCTTTTGACCTATAGAATTTATCATCTGCATCTTAGGGATAGGGCCAGAAGCCATGCCACCCGAACCACCCAGTACTCGTCCTGATTCTCTATACACAGAGTAGTCTACTCCAATACCGCCACCTGTCATCAGGCAGGACTCCGCTTTCCAACTAAGGTTTGCCCAATCTTCTCGTGTATCCTCCTCTGCCCTTAACAAGAAACAGTTGTTGTAGTATCTTTTCTTCCTACCTGCATAGTACAGATACCTTCCTCCAGGGACAAACTTTAATTCGTCTATATATCTAGTAAGGTCATCTTGCTCATCTACCGTAAGTAAGTCTTCCTCTCCGTACCTAAGAGAGCCACATACATCCTTGACAAGAGTAGATGCTAGTTTTGACCACGTATCACACCCTTCATGTGAATACTTTAATTGAAATATATCCTCAGAAAACTTACTTCTAAATTGAGGATTACTATTAGATTTAAATGATGACACTATGTATTTCTCCTTTCTTCGTCTTCTTCTACAACTTCAATTAACTTATTTAAATACCACTGTGCCTTCTTTAAATCCTCTAAAGGTTTGCCTTTGTAATCAAAACGCCATAGATATTTTATTATGTTGCCTTGAAGATAATATCTAAAATACGTATCTGTTGCCGCACCTATAGCTTCAATACATTCTATCCCACTTTGATTGTAATGGGGTGGATGGTTTATCATGTCTTTCATAATGTACCTTTGTTCTAGTGTTTCGTTACGGGCTTAACGGGGAAAGGTATTATTACATCTTCCATATCTTTTCCCTCTCTCCTTTTTTCCATGTCTTCAAACTGATCATAATATATTTCAAGTAGGGCATCCAGAGAAGGTGGCTCTAATGATGCTACAGCACACATTCCCTTCATTATATCCGTTATTGTATCTAAAGTAGTATCCGGTATTTCAGGCATAGAGTCATTCATTATTGGTGAAACTTCAAAGTATGTCTGTTTTGTTTCTGGATTTATTGACACTATTTTTATTAATATGCAGAGTTCGTTTGGTTGTAGATTTAGTCGGTTTTTTATTCGCATTGTTGCCTCTCTTCTTTTTTTCGTTTATCCATTCTTCAGGTATAAGTTGATCGGCAAATATGAAGCCATACTTGTTGCACCAATCTGCATACGTAGTCCTGCTTCCTTTTCTTAGTTTGTTTTTAGAGTTAGAAAATACAAACCTCAAGTCTAAATCAGGATATTGTTCTTTTACCCATAGGTGTTTTTGTCTATCCTGTACGGTAAATATGCCCTTTGTTTCTACTACTATACCATTAGGTAACCAAAAGTCAGGTGTGTAGTTTCGTTGTTTTTCTGGTTGAACAAAGGGTATCTTTTTAATTTCATAGCAGTCTAATATATTTAAGAAGGCTAGTTGTTCAGATACCCTTTCTTCTAGACCAGACCTAAAACCATGTGCTAATCTATAATCTAATGCGACCATAGTTTATTGAACCAAAGGGGCGTGTTTGAACATACGTTCTTTGTATATTCCCACCTACTACATCTCTATAAGATGCTTGAGCTTCTTGTAGGTTTTCCCATGCCTCACGTACCACGGCAGTCTGACGATGTTTTGCCTCATGCCTTAACTCACGTAGCTCGTTATTAAGCTCTAAAATACGTTCATTAAGATCTGCATCTGTTAAATCTGCATATGGATTTATGTTTTCTTCTTGTGCATTCATGCTGCTTCTCCTTCCATAGTATTAAGCTCTGTGTATGCAACTATAGGTTTGCTCTTAGCTTTAGAAAAAACAGATTCCCTTTCTTGGAGATTAGGCCAACAACTAAATCTGTATTTGCACCAAGAACATTCCATCCCTAGTCTCCTATTACCAGTAATAACTCTATTAAAAGTTTCTGGCTCATCTTCAAAACATCTTTTAAATGGTGCATTTGAAACTAATGCATCTACTTTTTCTTCTGCTTCTTTTAAAACAGCAGATGCTTCTTCTTCTGTGTCGGTATTTTCTATACGATTTAATTCTCCTGTCGCTATGTTCATTGCCCATATACCACCAGCAGGTTTATTAGTAGCGGATGCATATACATGAAGTTGCGTAACATAACCAAAGGAATCATTATCCTTTAGAGCATTCCAACTTACAAACTTATTTCTAAACGCATAGTCTGAAGTAGATTTTATATCGTCAACTCTACCATCATCAAACGATAGATCAGACTCACCTGTTATTGTGTGTTTTCCTAACTTAGTGGTGAGCTTTTGAGAAGATTTATATCCCTCTAAACCTGCCTCTTTTATTACGCCTTTTAAGACCGCCTCCACTATATCCCCTACCATCATACGTAGTATGAAGTTATATGAAAAGGCTACTCCTTTTTCTCCTTTCTTCTCCATTTGAAGTTGACATAATGGCCTACCCAGATTAGATGGCCTCGCACTAAATCCTCTTCTATTTGTTGTAGAGGCAAACTGTTTATGCAAAGCAGTCGCAACATCTTGGCATACGGTGGAGATGGTATCCTCACTCATGGATACCTCCCCATCCATATTCTTTTGAAGCCAATTAAGAACTCTTGCCAACTTCAAATCCATTATGCAGCATCCTGATTAACATCTACATAATCGTCGTCGTCGTCGTCTTTAGACGTGTTCCCAGAAACATGCTTTTCCATAACCCATTTATTTATCTGGGCAATATGGTCATGGAACTTAGCAAATAGGTCAATGGTAGGATCATCCATTGGGTAAGAGGTATCATCTATAACAGATACATCTATATCATAGTACGTGACACCACCGGAAACCTTTTTGCTTTTCATACGTACTATTCTTGAGTTGGGAAGTATTCTTTTTTTAGAAACCATATCCAAGAAAAACCTAGATAGGGTCTTTCCAGAAGTCTTGCCCGACAGTTCTATCTCCACAGGCAGAGTGATCTCCTTCTTTTTACCTTCCTCGTCTACGCCTTTAAGGGTTGCCTCCCCGTAGAATATAATCATTAGTCGGCAAGAACGCAAGAACTCTTGACGATCTTTGCTTAATGCCTTCCAATCTTTTATATACTCTAGGGGTCTGCCACACTGAAAACCCCCATCATCAGAGGGAGCCTCATCTCGTGGGCCTTTGACTAATACAGAATGCACATATGCACCTTGTACTCTTTCCCCATTTTTATTTGTGCGCTCTGCATAAGCGTCGTACCTTTTGTACCTGTACCTATGCTCATAATAACGAAAAGATACTTCCTTTGCGTACACCTTACCGTCATCTGTATTAACAGAGAAGTGTCCAGAAGGACATAGTATATCCCCACTACTGTCCTCTATATTCTCACGTTCTATTCGTAGTCTAGAAAGGGAATTTGCAGAACTTGACTCTCCTTCTCCCTCACCTAATCGTTTGGCTAATTCTGCTAAAAGAGCAGACTCATCAACCTTTACCATTTCTTGTGTTGCATTCATGTCTCATGTGTTCCTTTCTTTTGTATTAAACAAGACCCTTAGTTATACCTAATAGAGGCTATTTTGTCAAGACATATTTAACCAATTATCTCCTGTTTTTGTTTCGACTAAAAGTGGTACATCCATATTTATGTTATAATACATATAGATACGCTCCTTAGTTGATGCAGGAGATAACACATCCTCTACTAAATCTCTCACCTTATCGACTTCATCATTAGGACAGTCAAGTAACACACTATCGTGTACTGTGTTGACTATCTTAGTCTTTAATTCATTTTTATTTAGCTCCTTTCTTAGGGCAACAAGACAAAGCGGAACAATATCTGCCGTGGCTAGTGCTTGTACTGGATAGTTTTTTATTTTAGTAGCACCCGTTGCGCTACCTGTTTTAGTTCTCCTGGCATGAGGA